TGTTGGATTTTGTGACTCAACATAATATCCCCACTGTTCAATAGCCAAGTGAAATTGCAGTAGTGGTGGGCCTGATGTATGAAACGGGGCTATTATATCCAGCCGTAAAACTCCATCCAGTAAGGGTGTAATCGAAAGTAAAACCACAAAACTCTCTTGCCGGAAAGCCAGGGGCGCCAACAACTACTGCCGTATAAACACCATTGAATTTTAAAGCCCAAGCGCCTGAGCCACCAGTTGAATATCCCCACTGTTTATTAGGCACCTATAGCAATCCAACTGACAAATCTTGAAGATCCATCGGAATAAACACGAACCTGCGTGTTGCTATAGGCACTTGCATTATCGTAATATCCACTACCAGCCTCGCCACCACCAAAACAACAAAGTGCCTCTGTAAATGGTATTGGAAACGAATAAATACCATTTGTACGATTCGTTCCCCACTGTAGTTTTAGAATCCAATAGCAATAACATTTGGTAATGAAGTTCGTGCGGTACTAGGTGAATCTGTTGCCCAACCGAGCACACTATAACTGTTATTATTAACGATGCTTACATCCACTGTATGCCAACCGCCAATGCCGGCAGACGTTATTGCTAATGCACTGTTAGGGAAAGGTATAGGAAATATATTATTTCCACGTACTGTCGGCTTTCCCCACTGTTTACCGTCCTACAGCGAACAACCTTGACGTCTGTGTTCCGTTCCAGCGATCATCATTATACCCATTACAAAGTCTGTAATTAATATTAGTGTTGCTTATGCCATAGACGAAAGTTTCACAGTTATCTGGTGAAATTACATTCGCATAATATACCTCACTGAACGCAATAGGATACGTTATAACACGATCATTACCAGAATTGGTATATTTTCCCCACTGTTTTACTCGACCCCAAGGGCGATATAAAGTGTACCGTAGAAACTCATGTTCCAATAACCAAAAGCGGCTCCTGTTGATGTCCAACTTAAGAGATGATAATGATCGGTATTTCCAGTGGTGTTGCTGTGAGCGTTACTTACAACGGCATAACACTCTTTAAATGCGATAGGGAAAGTAACTCCTGTTGAATTTGAATATCCCCACTGTGGCTATGCAGAACCGATAGCAATCCATCTATTGCTGCCAGCACCAGTATCGCTAACATTGAAACCATTTTTATTAAGAGCAGTTATATAAAATCTGCCCCAATATGCATTGGATGTGCTAGCAGTTGTCTGAGGGATCGAAAGAACATTGTAAACAACGTTCAAAGCTATCGGGAAAGTAACTGCATATCCACTAGCTCCCCACTGTGGCTAACAGCCTATTGCAATATAGTCGGCAAAGTAAGTTGCATCACTAGTGGGACCTCTTAATATCCAATCCGATAATGTTTTATTAGTATAACCAAAGCCATTTCGGAACACACTTTCTGCCGCATTACCATTAGAACTGTTAACGCTAACTGAAAGCATACAAAAAGCTGTAAAAGCAATAGGAAATTTGGTCTTTACATTGTTCCCACTAATTGTTTTTCCCCACTGTGGTTATGCTACGCCAAAAGCACACCAGTATTTTCCACTGCCGCCACCAGATGCTCCAATATTCATACCTGATATCGAAACATTATAAACTGTATTTGCTTCACTGGGACTTCCATTGTGGCAGATGCAAGAAATTGCTGTAAATACATTTGAAAATTTGAGGGGAAAAGTTATATATGGTCTACCTGTATTGTTAGTAAATCCCCACTGTTTAAAGGCCTACTGCTATTGCAGATCCGCTAATATTTGATACCCAACTTTCATTTGTTGCGCATGAAGCTGTATAACCAGTTAGTGAAATTGTTCCGGAATCACCATACCAAGTTCCCGATGATTGTGATCCTGTGCGTGTCATGGTAATGCCGCCAGCAACAAATTCTGTGAACGGTATTGCCCATAAACCAGGGTTATTTCTCCACTGTAAATAAAATAGAAAGGTTGTGAAAAAATGCCAAAAAATGCAAAAGATGCACGTATTTTTATAAAATTTGCCGAAGACGGCACACGTGCCGATACTCGTATTGAGGATGCCAATTTATATATCATACCGCCACAGCCAATTATTGAGCTCCGAAACGGTGAAGAGATCCTTCGAGTTATACCGGCACATTATGAGGATGATCCAGAGCAGGGGACTATATTGGTACCAGAACAGCGTATTCCAACTGGCCAATATGAACAGGTTGAAGTTACTACTGGCTATACAGAAGAAATATTGGCTGATTACATTGCTGAAGATGGTACCTATATTCCGTTTAACCCTGCAGATTACATTGAGGTGACATATGCTGAATATCTGCTGCTGTCCAGCAACTCTCCGGACGGTAAGATGTACATAAGGAATATGACTACCGGCGAATACATTGAGCAGCCGCCATATGTACCTACAGCGGCAGAGAAACTTGCGGTCTTAGACGCAGAATATGAGGCTCAGTTTGACGAAATCAATAATCAGATAATCTTGGCTGTAGCAGAGAATAACGAAGCCTTAAAGGCAGAACTGATGGAAGAAAAGGCTGCTCTAGTAGAAGAATATACAACGAAAAGAGGTGCAATAGAATGATTAAAAAACGTTGTTTCTTATGTGGTCATAAAATGGCTGAAAATGGCTTGTGTACTAATGTGAACTGCATTAGGTCTGAGCCGGTAACTGAAACGGAAATCAAAGATAAATCAGTAACTGAAAGCACAGAAAAACAAGAGTAAACGTTGCTGGGAGCGGGTTTTGATATTATCATTAGGACCTGTTGCAAAGTGTACTGATAGTGTACCGGCTGTAATGCATAACTGCTGTGGCTGCATGGTATTAATACATAGTAGATTATGTTCCGAAAGTGTACCAGTTTTAGCCTTAAATCAGGTCGATTGCTTTTTTTAATTCGTGGATGGCTTTATGGGTGTAGACGCCTTTTGTAACGCCTTGCGAGGCGTGTCCGAGTATACGTTTGATCGCCGTATCGTTGGCACCGGCATTGTCGAGCATGGTAGCACAGGTATGGCGGCATTCATGCGGTGTATGCTTGCAGCGACTGGCTGTCATTACAGCATCAAAGCGCGCTCGGTATTGGTGATATGAGAGTTGATTACCATAATCGTCTGTAATGATATATTTACCTGGCTGCTGCATCCAAAATTCAAAATAGGGGAGTGTTTTCTTGCTGATAGGTACAGCACGATTTCGGCCAGCAGCTGTTTTGCTCTCACGGACGATGAAATAACGTTGGCGCAGTTTTACATCGTTTTTTGCGATCGATAACATTTCACCGGTGCGAACTCCGGAGTAGATCATCATTAATACTGTCATGGCCCATTTATCGCCGAGTTTTTTTACACGGTTGATCTGTCGTGTGTTGAATGGCTTTTTGGGGTACTTTGGTTTGCGTTGGTCGATGTCTATATATCGACTATAGTCGCCAGCCAGCGTGATGATATCGTATTTTAGTGCATAGCTGTACATATGATGTAGAATCTGTCTTACTTTCTTCTGCATCGCATATCCGGCACCGGCATTCCGGACATCAGAAATCACGGCCTGCAGATCGGCTGCCTTTAGCTCAGCAAATTTCCTGTTGTAGAGACGTTTGCAATGCTTGTACGCTGATTCATAATTGATTTGCGTGGTTTTGGCCAGCTTCCGGAAGCGTTCGGTTCTCATTAGTACATAAACGTCGCTGAAACTGGTAACTGTATCAACAAACAGTGACGGATCGTCGCGATACTGCAGTAACATTTCAAGGCCTTGCTCATAGGTTGCGGCGTCGCCTATTGATTTTAATTTCCCGTTAACTTTGACGCGGACCAGGTATGGACGTGACCGATTACAGTCTGAGCGTTTTGTGATGCTGCCAAGTCCGTTAGGCAGCCTTCGACCTTTGGTTTTTCGTTTTTTTAAGATCATAAAAAATCAGCTCCTTATAGGAGCATTATAACAAGGGGGATAAAATGCAGGAATTTATAAACAGTTATTGGCAGCCGGCGTTATATTCGTTATTGGTTTTTATCGTTGCCAGATTGTGTAATAAGCTATGGGTAGCTGTGGCGACAATGGTCATCAAGCAAAACTTGTATGAAAAGGCCCTGTTGGCCATATTGTATGATCGCTTATTCCAGGCCTGCCAGAATTACATTGCCGAAAAAAGGATTAGTACAGAAGAGCTGAAAAACCTGGAACATCTGTACGAAAATTATCATCGGCTCGGCGGTAATGGTACCGGAACGGAATTGTACAATCGTTGTCGTGAGCTGCCGCTAAAGGAGTGAAAATATGCTGGAAAAAATACGAGGATTTATTCAAAAAACATTTGGCCGAGCACCGACAAAAGGCAGCATGGTCGTTGTATGGACATTTGCGATTATAGTCATATTTGAGGTGATTGCATATAATGCCGGCTGGTTTTATAACTGGTATCGTACTCAGTCTGCAGACACGCCGGAAATGCGGCTGTTTTTGGTGACTGTAGTTTGTGGCGGACTTATTACTGCAGCAGGATTTGTCGGCCGGGCGTTTGTTGATAAAAATGAAAACGGCGAACCGGACATTTGGGAAGAAGAAAGGAAGGATAAGCATGAATAAGAAGACCTATAATAATTTGCTGGCTTTGGCCAGAGCTGCCAGGGGAAAAATCAAAATGATTTATCTGCATTGGACTGCTGGCCAACATATTACAAACCATATAGAACGAGCTGACTATCATATTTGTATTTTGGGCGACGGCCGCATCGAAATCGAGTGTGATGACTTGACGGAACTCAGGACGCATACCTGGCACCGAAATACTGGAGCTATCGGCATTGCATTGTGTTGTGGTCTTGGCGCTACTGCCAATAATGGCTATAACGCTGATTTTGGCTCGTATCCGCCTACTCCGGAACAGATAACCGCAATGGCCGAGGTTATTGCGGTATTAAGCCGGGAGCTGGTGCTACCTATTGATAAAAACTGTATTATGACCCACTGCGAGGCTGCGCTGCTGGATGGTTATGGACCGTACAGCGGAGATCCAGAAACGCGTTGGGACTTATGGTATATCGATGATCCGGGTACAAAAGAAAAAATGCAACCAGGCGGTGATGTTTTGCGAGGTTTGGCCAGCTGGTTTAAAACTATGGGAATTCCGATTGAATAAAAAATAAAGGAGTGTATCAAAATGACTAATAAAGAAAAAGTGGAACAGGATATATTGGCATTAAAAGCAGCAATTCGTCAGCTGAAGGCTGACGTTAAATTACTTCGCGACGAAGAACGTGCAGAGCTGAAGGATAAAATAAATGCAGCTTTAGATGAGTATTCCGATGAAATTGAAAAAATTAAAGAATTGGATCGCACGCTGATCCAGAAGCTGGGGAAACATGGCCGGACATTTCTTTATATTTGCATTGGGATTTTGGCCATTGCCGGCGTGGATAAATTGATCGGATATATTAAAGAGCTGTTTTAAAGAACAGATTTTAGAAAATTAGCGCATATGAAAAACATTATGAACCTTTTGGGAAAAAACTGTACGTAAGGAGGGAGGAGCACCTTGAATGAACAGGAAAAACAAAGCAATAATGATCGCAATATTGGCATTTTCGTTATTGTATTGGTATTTTTCGGCATTTTTGTCTACTTGTTCGGCCGCGGAAGTTTCGGCGGTGGAAGCGCCGGAAACGATAACGATATCCAGGGCACAGTACAACGAGCTCAAGACGATAATCAGCGAGCAGGGGCAGCGCTTGACGGAGTTCGAGACGAACTTACAGCTGCTGGAGCAGAGCTCGCCGGAGCTGATCGTGACGCTGAACGAGCTGAGGGTATCGCACGACAGAATGCAGAAACGATTAGAAGCTGCCGAGAAATACTCGAACGAAGCAAAGCTGCTCATCAGCGAGCAGAACAGATCCTTGCAGAAATTGAGCGAGAAAATCAGACACCAGCAGAAGGTGCAGCGCCGGCGCGAAATCCAGGATAAAGGTTGGGGCTTTGCTGCTGGGATCGTAACTGCAAAGCTGGTTGAAAAAATATCCTGATAGTTAGTTGCACGCAGTTTTGGTTGCATGCAAATCTGAATATGAATATATAAAATCCCGTTGCACGCACTTTTGACGTTGCACGGGATTTTTGTTTTGAGCATCTGCACGCGAATTTGATTTTGTCAACTTGCGAATAAATTTATCAGGTTGTATAATGAGCCTGGTAAAAAGGGGGAAAGATCTTGTTTGTCGTTATATGTGGGCATATGTTTGAAGGAGAGGACTTGCAGGGAATTGCTGAATGTTTGTTGCGATGGCAGCCGCCTTTAGTTCCATGGTTGATTGAGCTTCAGGAAGAAGTGAGGTGCAGGGCTGAAGAATACGGAAGCGAAGGAGCTGCTTTCTATAACATTATCAAATCGAATCCTAAAAAATATAAAATAAACTACCAAAGCAGAGAAAAGCCGTTTGAATAACGGCTTTTTTGTTTGCGGATTTAATCTAAAACGTTAAAGTATTTTTTTGCTAATATCTGTATTTTGTCGGTGTGGGCAAGATCATCTCCATTATCTTGGTAATAACTAAAAATACCATTGGCAAGCTCATCCACTTCCAGCAGAATCTGTGATAATTGATTTTGTGTTTTGTAATCGGCGTAATCTGCAATGTAGGTTTTGAGATCTCTAATAACGATATCTTTTAAAACCTTATAAAAAACTTGTGTTTCCTGTTCAGCGGTCAAATTATACATGGTTGCATCTCCTTTTGATTATCTTTCGTAAACTACGCAGTTATTAAGGACTCTATCAGCGTTATTACATATACAGGCCCAAAAGAATTTTTCTTTATCGGGATAGGTGTTATATTCTTCTGGTTTCAATGCATCAATAATATTGCAGATGTTCAAAATAGCATTTTTTTGTGTCTTGGTTATAATAAATAATCTGCCGCCTACGCCTGGCAATGGATCAGTCTGGGTACGTGGTATATTATCTAAGTTGTCAAGCATTGAAAGTATCTTTTTATCAAAATTAAAGCGGTTATAAAGTTTCATTCTAAAACTTCCTTTCTGGTCTGCCATCATCAGAGCCTGGTGACCGTTCCACGGCTGACGCCCTTTGCAGGGCGTTTCGGCTTAATCATTTTTATTGGGGTTATTTCTTCCGGCTTCGTAGGCTTCAAGCAGCGCGGCTTCAATATTCCAGACTGCCAGCTCCACAAAATCTTCGCTGTCATTGCACCGAGATTTCAAATCGCCACGCTTTTTTATTGAGTCAAAGTGTTTTATTGCAATTGCTAAAATTTTTCTGTCTGCCTTCATTGTTGCACGCTCCTTTTAAAATGTCCTTATAAATTCAGCTTTGCCATTATAATGGCCGTTAATTTTTTTGATTGCGTTCTGTAATTTTCTTTCGGTAAATTCTGTAATGTCCCACGCTTTAAAGATTATGTCTTGATCTGCCGTTATAAAAATCATATTTGCAACTTTTTCGATTTTGAATTTCATCGGTTATGCGCTCCTTAAATTTAATTCATTGCTTATTTCGTCAATAATACATTTGCCTGATTTTGTCACATGGAAAGAAATTACTAAATTTTCTTTGTACCTGCGGTTAGTCACTTCATAAGCAATAATTGAATTTGTAGCTGTTTCTAATTCTATAAATGAGCCGTCGTCTACCTCTGCAATAATTCGATATTTGGGCATACCGGAAGAACTGCAATTTAAAGCTTTAAGCAATACTATTCTTTTTACGTTGATTGTTTCAGAGTAGGTTTTTGTCATTTGTTGCACGCCCTTTCTATTATCCAGTAGACTCCACAGCTGATAACGGCTACGATGTAGGTTATTGATGTTAGACTGTTCCAGTCTTGCCGCCCGACTTGGGCGAGGAGATAAAGCGTTAAGACTGTCAATATTGACTTCATGCTGTTCAATGTGGTAATATTTATTTAGAGAGTGGGAGCGGTTGCACCGCCCCCCGAGGCTCCGTTATCGTCTTGGCTTGCGACGCGTTCGACGATTTCGGGGCTTTTTCCTTTTCTCCCAGGTTTCAATCGCCGCTATGGCGAAGGTGCCAATAATTGCAAGGTTTGCGATTATTTGGGAGATTCTCTCTAGCTTTTCTAAATCCACATTGTTTTCTCACCTCACTTTCTATATATATTATACACTTTAAAGTGTATTTTGTCAATAAAATATTTAAAATAATCGTGTATTATGCAAAATAAAAATTGACTAATTAAACTATAAAGTGTATAATCAAAGGCGACAAAAGGGGGCGGAAAAATGTTAACCACAACAGAAAAAATCAAAGTGTTATTAAAGCGTAATAATATGACGGCCGGCGAGCTGGCGGAGCAAACAGGGCAGACCCGGCAAAACTTATCAAACAAAATGAAACGCAATAATTATAGCGAAGAGGAGCTTCGTGCAATAGCAGCGGCTTTGGGTTGCGAATGTAAGATAACATTCGTGCTAAAAGATGGCCAAGAATTATAAACGGTAAAACTTCATATCATTTCAAACTGGCAGGGCTGACCTAACATATAGATTGGCTCTGCTTTGTTTTATATTTGTATGAATAGAAAGTGTCGCACACTAAAGCTGACAAGCACTGTGGCAAGCGTGGTGGGCTGCAAGCAGTATGTGTGTTGCGAAGATAGGCTCATTGTTATTATGGGGCGGGTCCTTCCTGGGGGTGGGGGGCTCAACGATGGTCGCCAACCCCCCGCGCAGTCTAATGTCAAAATTTTAGAAAATTGGGTAGAAAATAGAATTTGATTTAAAGTTTTTATGTTATAATTACGGCATGGGCCGCAGTAATTTTGTTAATAAACTTGATGGCCTGCATAAAGGAGCCTTTGAAATTTTATTGCCAGCTGCAGGATTAAAAATCAGGGATGAGAGGATCCTGAAATTATGGTATATCAAGGAAGCTTCGATATATGAAATAGCAGCTGATCTGCGTGTGACAAAAGAAAGTGCATATAATTTACTTAGTGCTGCTCGATGCAGGTTAGAAAAAATCCTGACAACCCAACGGCAGCTATTGCCGGTAGAGTGCCAGGATATAATCAGATATTTGCTGGATTAAGTTTCTTCTGCGCCTGTTGCTGTCGAACAGTGAGAGGACGCGGCCTAATAAAAGTAAGCGTAAATTTTTGCGGTATAGTATTGTACGGGCCTTCGGCACCATATTACAAAAAAGAAACACTCTAGTTTAAACTAGAGTGTTATTTTTTTGCGT